CTATATGAACGTGACTCTCGAAACCATGCAGCTGATGAAGACTGCGCTGGCTCAAAGCTCCGATGCCATCGCCAAGTCTGTCAGCACGGGTACTGGCCTGACCGCTTACGACCTGCAAGCGCCTGCCAAGAACCTGTACCCTGTCAACACCCCCATCCGCAATCGCCTGCCTCGCGTGGGTGGTGGCACTGGTCCTGCTACCAACTGGAAGGCTGTCAAGGCCATCATCGGCTCTGGCTTCGACGCTATGGGCTGGGTGCCTGAAGGCCAGCGCACGGCACGTATGTCCTACGTGACCGAATCGAAGGCCGCGTCCTACGTCACCATTGGTGAAGAAGACAGTGTGACCTTCGAAGCTGTGTCGGCTGGTCGTACGTTCGAAGACGTGCGCTCCACTGCCACCATGCGCAATCTGCAGAAGATGATGCTCAAGGAAGAGAACGCTCTCCTGATGGGTAACGCTTCTGTCGCCCTGGGCACTCCTGCTACCCCCACCCTGTCGGCTGCTGGTACTGGTGCTACGCTGGCTGCTGCCACCTACTCGGTGATCGTGGTCGCCCTGACTGGTGAAGGCTTCCGTGGTGCTTCGCTGGCCAATGGCATCCCTACCTCATTGACCATCACTGGCGCCGATGGCCAGAGCTATGTGTTGAACGGTGGTTCGTCCAACAAGTCGGCTGCTGCTACGCAAGCGGTGACACTGGGTCAAACCCTGTCGTGCTCCACCACTGCTGTCAACGGTGCCCTGGGCTACGCATGGTTCGTCGGTACGGCTGGCGCTGAAAAGCTGGAAGCCATCACCACCAAGAATTCGGCGACCTTCGCTGTTGCCTTGGCTGGTACTGGTCAAACGGCTGCATCCGTCAGCGCCACTGACAAGTCCAACAACTCCTCGTTGGCGTTCGACGGCTTGCTGTACTCTGCACTGAAGCCCGGTTCCGGCGCTTACGTGAAGACGATGGCCACTGGCACTCCTGGTGTGGGCTCGAAGCTGACCGCTTCTGGCAAGGGCACTGTCGTTGAGATCGACGTCATGTTGAAGAGCATGTGGGACAACTACCAGATCACGCCTACCGTGTTGTACGTGAACGCTCAGGAACTGCAAGACATGGCTACGCTGTGCCTGACTGGTCCTTCCAGCGCTCCGCTGCTGCAACTGATGTCTTCTCCAACGGAAGGCTTCGGCCAGCTGATGGCCGGTGGTACCATCGGTTACTACTTCAACCCGTTCACCCAGAACGGTGGTACGAAGATCCCTGTGAAGATCCACCCGACGTTGCCTGCTGGCACCATCGTGGCCTGGGCTGAAAACCTGCCTGAGCAGTACCAGTCCAACCAAGTGCCCAACGTGGCTGAAGTCAAGGTTCGCCAGGACTACTACCAGTTGGATTGGCCGCTGCGCACCCGCTCGTACGAGTTCGGTGTGTACGCTGAAGAAGTGCTGGCAGTGTACGCCCCATTCGCTATGGGCGTGATCACCAACATCGCTCCTCAATAAGCGAAACAGGTAGGTGGTGGTAGAGTGTGTTGGCTTTTTATAAGCCACACTCTACCTCTACCACTCCAAGTCAATCAACCACACGGTGGCAGACTTCAACTCTACCACTAGAAGGAGCCAACATGGCAAAGCTCAAAGCCCCGGAAGGCTGCACCAGCGCATCGTTCAACGGTGAAGTCTTCGAAGCCGACAAGAACGGCATCGTCGAAGTACCCGAAGAAGCAGTGGTCGCTCTTCTGGATCATGGTTTCACAACGCCCAAGGCCGAACAGGCTCAAGGCGGGAAAGGCACAGGCAAGTAAATGCCTAAGTTCACTACCCCTCAAGGCTGTCAAGGCGTCCACATCGGTGGCGCATGGTTCCCCGTTGACAAGGATGGCGTGCTGACCCTGCCCGAACAAGGCAACTACATCGGTATGCTGCCCGAAGGCTTCGAGCCCTACGTGGCCCCCAAGACCGATGGCGTGTTCCCTGCTGTTGAAGCCCCAGTGGCTGAGGCAGCGGTCGAAGAACAAGCTCTGGCCGTCAAAGCCAAGAAGTGAAGGTGACTGGACATGGCTGCATCTGATCTGACCACGCTGGCTAACGTCAAGCAGTGGATGGGCATCACCAGCAACGCTGAAGACGCCGCGCTGGCTCGGCTCATCACTGCTGCATCAAACGGTGTGGTGAGCTACTTGAACCGTGATCTGTTCAGTGCCTCTTACGACCTGCGCCTGAATGGCAAAGGTGGTGTCACTGTTGTGCTGCCTCAGTACCCAGTTACAGCCGTGTCCAGCGTGGTAGTCAACGGGGTGTCTATCCCTGTTGGCAACGACACCTCTGATGGCTACTTCTTCGATGAAGGCAACGTGTACCTTCGCGGGTACACCTTCTCGCGTGGTGTTCAGAACGTGCGCATCCAGTATGTTGCTGGCTTCTTTACGATCCCGTATGAGATTGAGCAAGCTGTCATCGAGCTCGTGTCACTGCGTCACAAGGAACGTGACCGCATTGGTATCACGAGCAAGGGCCTCGCTGGTGAGACGATCACGTACACCCAGAAGGACTTCACCAACAGCATCAAGAACGTGTTGTCCCAATTCAAGAAGGTGGTGCCCACATGATTCGAGGCGAACTTACCGGCGACAAGCTGGTAGTTCAATCGCTAAGGCAGAAGGTGCCCGCTATCACTCAAAGGGTGGAGCGGGCACTTGAGCGATTGACGTTGCTGTTGCTGGAACGTGTAAAGCTCAAGCTCAGTGACGACGTGCTCAAGGTGCGCACAGGTAGGCTACGTAGGTCTATCACGTACGTCATGCGTGGCAAGGGTACCAATGAGTACGAGGGCATCGTAGGCACCAATGTCAGTTACGGTAAGACACACGAGTTGGGCTTCCAAGGTACTGCCAACATCAAAGAGCACCTGCGCATGGTGAAGCAAGCGTGGGGCAAGTCTATCGAGCCCAAGCAAGTCGTAGTGCGTGCGCACACCAGACAAGTCAACCTGCCTTCTAGGTCCTTCTTGCGTAGCGCGCTCAAGGACATGGAAGGCTCTGTTGCTTCAACCATCGCTGAAGCGGTGAAGGAGGAAACCAGATGATCGTACGTGAACCAATCTATGTGGCGCTGTTCGCGCTTCTGCAAGGCATCCCAGGCGTTGTTACAGCCAGCCGAAAGCTGAAGCACTGGAACGACGTACCTGCTGAGGCGCAGCCAGCCATATTCCAAGCACAACGTTCGGAGGTACACCAAGTCGTAACAGGGGCACCCAACAAGGCGCTACTCACTTTGGACCTGTACGTGTACGTTCGAACTACGGGTGATGACTCGCCGAGCACCAAACTGAACAACGTGCTCGACGGTATCTTCACAGCGCTCGCCCCAAGCCCCATCAACGGACGCACTAACATGGGTATCGCTGGTGTGGAGTGGGTCAAGATCGAAGGCACTATCGAGACAGACGAAGGCACCTTGGGTGATCAGGCTGTTGCGATCGTGCCAGTCCATATTCTTTGTTCGTGAAAGGAAGCCCTTATGGCTCAATATCTGTTTGGTTCTGGCGCTGCCTGGGGTACTCCTCTGGCTGACGCTGCTGGCAACACCATCGCCGTTCCCACCCCTCAGCAATTCATGGTGCTGCAAGAAATCTCGTTGGATATCAACTTCGAGAACAAGATGCTGCACGGTCAGAACCAGTTCCCCGTGGCCGTCGGTCGTGGTAAGGGCAAGGTCTCTGGCAAAGCCAAGTGGGCTCAAGTCAACGGTGGTGTGTTCAACAGCCTGTTCTTTGGTCAGTCGATGACCAACGGACTGCTGTCTGACGTGTACGACACCACTGGTGCCACCATCCCGACTACGCCTTTCACCATCACACCGACGGTGCCTAGCTCTGGTACGTGGGCTGCTGACCTGGGTGTGCGTAACGCCTCTGGCTTGCCGATGACCCGTGTGGCCTCTGCACCAGCTTCAGGCCAGTACTCTGTGGCTGCTGGCGTGTACACGTTCGCTGCTGCTGATACCGGCCTGAAGGTGTTCATCAACTACCAGTACACGGCTACCAGCACTTCGGCCACCAAGCTGAACGTCGTGAACCAGCCGATGGGTTACGCCCCTTCGTTCAAGCTGGACCTGTACCTGCCTTATGGCGGCAAACAGCTGATCGTCACGTTGCCCAAGGTCATCAGTACCAAGATGGCCCTCGCAGCGAAGAACGATGACTTCACGGTGCCTGACCTGGACTTCGAGGCTTTCGCCGACGATGCGGGCAACGTGCTGACCATGGCGATGTCGGAGTAACAACATGACGAATGCACCTGTCGTTAAAGTCAAGGGCATTCCGAAGGACCTGGGTGGGACCACATACGTGGTTCCCCCCTTGTCTCTCGGTGCGCTGGAACAACTGCAAGAACGCTTGGGTTCGTACACGGGGGATGTGAACAACCCTGCTGATGTGCGCACCACCATCGACGCGGCGCACGCTGCTTTGAAGCGCAACTACCCTGACCTCAAGCGTGAGGAAGTGGCCGAGCTGATTGGCCTCGAGAACATGATCGAAGTGTTCGAAGCGGTCATGGACATCTCAGGTATGCGGCGTAAAGCCTACGAGGCTGCTTCAACTGGCAGTGGTGAAGCGGGGGAGTGATGGAGTGGGGTGAGCTGATAGCTCACGTCTGTTACTGCACCGGATGGACCTGGGACTATGTCGCGGATAACGTAGACATTCCCAGGTTGACTTATCTTAGGGACTACTGGTCCCAGTTCCCCCCACTCCCAATCGCAGTAGCTCACTATATTGGTGCAGCAAAGCCCAAGGCCAAGCTCACCTCATCTTCGCAAGAGAAGCAGGCCGAAGAACTACTAGGCATGTTCCCTCTGCAGAAAGGGTAAGTCATGAGTGACCAAGACATCAATGTCAAGTTGACCGCTAACTCCGGCGATCTGAAGCAAGGCGTGGAGGGTGGTGCTTCTACTGTAGAGCAGAGCTCCAGCCGTATGTCCGACGCCATGAAGAAGATTGGGGCCACGTCCCAGGAACAGATGGCTCGGGTCAAGGCTGCGTTCACCGAAGCCAGTACAACAGCTAGGACCCAGATGAGTGAAATGGGTAGCGCACTGATCACTGAGCTCGGTGGTATGGCTGGGCATTTCGGCGGGTTGATTGAGGCAGTAGGTAAATCCACCATCGGCCTGACCGCCTTGGGTGTGGCTGCTGCTGCGTGGGCCGCACATGGCGCAGCAGAAGCAACGGCTAAGATGACCGAGTCCGCTATGGACTTAGGTCGAGCCATGTCCACCACTACTAACAAGGCTCAAGAGCTACTGTTGGCCCTGGAAGACATCGGGGCCGACCAGAGTGAACTGACAGGCGCAGCCAAGGGGTTGTCTCGTCAGTTGCGTGAGAACGAAGATGACCTGAACAAGCTCGGTCTTGTCACACGCGATGCGTCTGGCGCGTTGCGCCCTATGAACGAGCTCGTGTTGGACGGCATCGACCTGTTGAACCAGCATAAGGAAGGTGCTGATCGTGCCCTCGCTGGTCAGGTTATCTTTGGCCGGGGTATCGACGCCTCCTCTAAGCTGTTGCTTCTCAACCGTGACGTGGTGGCTGAAGACGCCAAGGCCATGGAGGAGCTCGGTTTACAAGTAGGTGCTAACGCGGTTAAGGCGTGGAACGAGTTTGACGCTGCTAGCGACCGTGCTGGCTTCTCTATGAAGGCCATCACCAAGGCTATCGGTGACCAGATGATGCCTGTCATCACCGACATGATCAACGCGTTCAACTCTGTCATCCCTGCTGCCATCACTGTTGTGCGTGGTGCGCTGGGTGGCCTTGTGACCGCGTTCCTTGCTGTCAAGAACGGTGTCGTGGTGCTGTGGGAGACCATCAACGCTATGGTGATCACTGTGGCAGAGCCTATTCGTGCGCTTGCTGTGGCAGTGGGCCAAGCCCTGACAGGTAACTTCACTGGTGCCGCTGAAACCTTGAAGGGTGTAGGCGGTACGATCTCAGGTGCCTGGGAAAACGCCATGAACAACATGGTAGATTCTTCAACCAAAGCCAAGGATCGCATCGCTGCTCTGTGGAGTGCAGACACTGAAGCAGGTGATAACGGCGGTGCCAAGGGAGACAAGTCTTTCAAGGACCCCAAATCTAAGAAGGGGCCGAAGGAACCCAAGGAGAAGCAGGAAAGCAAGATGCCTGTGTATGAAGCAGAGCTCGAGAACGAGCGCCTCCTGGCTACGCAGAAGGATGCGTTGCGCGGCATGGAGAAAGCCGAGGAGGTCAAGTTCTGGGAAGAGAAGCTGAAACTGTCCGACTTGAGCGCTACTGATCGAGCCAAGATCGAACATAAGTTAGCTCGGGCACGAATCGATGTACTGCGTCAAGAAGCCCGTGAGGCCAAAGCCATCGAAGATGAGCGTGCTCGTGCTGGCATGGAGTCTCAACTGAAGTCTGTTGATGCTGCCAAGGACGCTGCTCAGCAACGCTTGCAAGCTGGCATCATCGACCAGCAACAGATGCTGGCTATGGACGCCCAGTTCGAAGAGCAGAAGAGTGCTATCAAAGCGCAGTACCTGATGTCTCGTAAGGCGCTGCTCGACCCTGAGCGTGACCCGGTCGAGTACGAGAAGATCAACCAGCAGATCTTGGCCCTTGAGCAACAGCACCAAGCCGCGATGAACGGTATCCGACTGCAGTCCTCGCTGGAAGCCATCAAGCCGCTTGACTCAGTGTTCAACGCTATGCAAAGCGGTATGTCTCGCGCCATGGAAGGTATGGTGACGGGTACGATGAACGCCAAACAGGCGCTGGCAAGCATCTGGGCTGGTATGCGTCAAGCACTCATCGGTGAGCTCGCCAAGATGATGGTGGCTAAGGTGGCTGCATTCGCCAAGGAACGCTTGCTTACAATGGCTGGTATCGGTGGGGACGCCGCCAAGGCCGGTACGGGTGCGGCTGCTGCTGTGGCCCCAATACCCATCGTTGGGCCTGCCTTGGCTGTCGCAGCCCTAGCAGCGGTCTTTGGGTCGGCCATTGCCATGCAAGGCAAGGTGCCTAGCGCACGCGGGGGATGGACAATCCCTAGTGGGGTAAACCCAATGGCTCAGCTGCACGAGGAGGAAATGGTTCTCCCGAAAGCCGAGTCCAGGGTGATCCAGGACCTTGCCCAAAATGGCGGTGCTGGTGGTGGTATGAACGTCAACATCAGTGCGGTGGACGCTAGAAGCGTGCAACGTCTGTTTGAGGAAAACGGTGCTGCACTAGCGCAGAGCCTACAACGGCAGATTCGTAACTTCAACACAGGCGGTTTCAATGTCTAACCAAGTATTGCCTTCGTTGCCTGGGCTCTCGTGGAACACCAAGAAGAAGCCCATCTTCAAGACAACCATCCGTGAGGCTTCTTCCGGCCGTGAGTACCGTGGTACGTCGTGGAGCACTCCTCGTTGGGAGTACACCTTGTCGTACGAGTTCTTGCGTCAAGGCATGGGCCGCACTGAGCTCACTCAAGTCGTAGGGTTCTTCAATAAGCATCGTGGTGCGTGGGACTCCTGGCTGTACCAAGACCCAGATGACAACGCGGTGACACTCCAGCAGTTCGCTACCGGCGACGGTACCACCACGTCTTTTCAACTGGTGCGGGACTTGGGTGGGTTCCTGGAACCTGTCTACGAGATGAACGGTGCTCCTGTTGTGTACGTGCAAGACTGGCAAGGGTTGACCCAGTGCTACTCTACATCGCGTACGAACTTGGTACTGTACTCGCAAGCGTTCAACAATGCAGCTTGGGCAAAATTCTATAACGGTGCAGGGGTTACGCCAGTGGTGACAACTGGGTTCACCGCACCTGATGGGTCGACGAGTGCACAACGCTTACAGTTCTCTATGAGTAGCTATAGCGCTGGATCGTACTCCATGGTTTCACAGAACATGGGCTATGGTACCACATATAGATCAGTATGGTTGAAATCCAACACAGGGTCTAATCAGTATATACTCATACGAGATGAGGTGGGTCTGTACCAACAGGTAACGGTCACGACTTCTTGGCAACGGTTCTCCGTATACGCACCAAACACAGGTGCGTTTCAGCTTGGTCTTAGGGAAGGCTACGGGGCACTACAGCCGTTATCGGCAGACGTTCTTGCTTTTGGTGCTCAAGCAGAACAGTCTGGTACGACTACTAGGTATATTGGTACAGCCGGTGAAGTACAAGCGTATACGGACTACACAATCGGAGCACTTGGTACGATCACATTCACGCAAGCACCAGTTACGAGTTCCTTGCTCAAATGGTCAGGTCAGTACTACTGGCGTTGCAGGTTCAGTGACGACTACATCGAACCATCCAAGTTCATGAAAGACTTGTATGACCTGCGTCAGCTCAAGTTCATTACGGTGAAGCCATGAAGAACATCTCTACAGACTTGCTCAACTTGCTGAACAGCAAGGTTCCGCTGTACTGGGTGGATCTATACACTATCCAGTTGGCAAACAACACTACTGTAAGGTACACCAATGCCGACAGGGTCATCAGCTTTGGTGGCAACTCATGGTTGCTCGGGCCTACCCTGTCACGCACGATGGTGCGCATCACAGGGGGTATCGAGGTCAGCACGATGAAGATCACGATGTCTGATATGTCTGGTACGACCATCTCCGGTTTGCCTTTCATGCAGTACGTCGGGTCTGGTGGCTTAGACAACGCATTCGTTACCCTGGAACGTGGGTTCAGTGGTGACCCTTCATTGGCTAGCATCGTTGGCAAGATGACTGTGTTCACTGGTAGAGTGGCCGACCTGGTCACTGGCAGGCACGTAGCTGAAGTGAACATCAAGGCACCTACCGAACTACTGGACACCAAGATCCCGCGTAACCTGTACCAGCCTGGGTGCCACAACACGCTGTACGATGACGCGTGCGGGCTGGTGAAGACATCTTACGGTGCTATCGGTAACGTCACGTCTACCAGTACCAAGCAAGTCATCAACTCAGACATCGCTACCTCAGATGGGGTGTACAGCCTCGGCGTGCTAAAGTACCTTACAGGTACGAACGCTGGGTTGTCATACACGGTGAAGCAGCAAGTAGGGGGGCAGATAACCCTCATAGCGCAATCACTTGCTGCACCTTCCGTTGGCAACCAGTTCGTTGTGTACCCTGGGTGTGACAAGACTGCTGCTACGTGCAAGAACAAGTTCAGCAACATCACTCGTTTCAGAGGACAACCCTTCATCCCTGTGCCGGAGACAATCGCATGAGACAAGCTATCGTAGCTGAAGCCCAGACTTGGCTTCGTACACCATACCATGCTTGTGCCAAGGTGAAGGGCGTAGGCGTCGATTGTGGTATGCTGCTCATAGCGGTGTACTCTATTGGTGGCAACGTGCCTGAGTTCGACCCTGGGCCGTACTCACCCGAGTGGCATAAGCACCGCAGTGAAGAGTTGTACCTGAACCACATGCTGCGGTTCTTCGACGAGATACCGTTGTCTGACGTGCTGCCTGGGGACGCCTTGGTTTACAAGTACGGGCGTACCTGGAGCCATGGAGCTATCGTAGTGGGTGAGAATGAAGTGATACACGCGTACAAGGGTATGGGTGTGATTCTCTCAACGATAGGGGACTACCCACTTGACAACCGGGTACCCCGAGCCTTCAGACTCAAGGGGTTGTAATGGGCGGTTCTTCAACAGTACGGGTCTCTTCGACAAAGATCGAAGCGTTCAAGATCCAAAGCTCAACCTATGGGGCGGTCATGCCTCTGGTGTACGGCATGACCAAGGTGTCCATCAACCTCATGTGGTACGGTGACTTCAAGTCTATCCCTCACACCACAACAGAATCAAGCGGGGGCAAGGGTGGTGGAGGAGTAGAGACGCAGACTACTTCGTACACCTACGAAGCGGCTGGCATCTTTGGTGTTTGTGAAGGCCCAGCTTCTGGGGTGCAATACGTGTATGTCGGTAAGGTAAAGAAGGCATGGGCTGACGCTGGCCTTGTCTTCTTCGCAGGCAACACCCCCCAGAGCATCTGGTCCCACCTGACTACGAACCACCCATCAGAAGCGGTGCCTTACTCCGGTATGTGCTACCTCGCTTCACCCAACTACAAGCTGAACGACAACGCTCAGTTAGACAACCACACCATCGTACTCAGCGGTCAGTTGAGCAGTTCCATGCTCGATGAGGCTTCGGTGCCTCAGGTAACGGCTGATGTACTCAGTAACAAGCGGTACGGTGCGATGTTCCCATCTGAGTACCTGGGCAGCACGACCCAGTGGGCCACGTACTGCACCGCGCTGGGTCTTAAGTTCTCACCGGCCATCACGTCACAGATCAGTGCATCGAGCTTTCTGAAGACGGTTATGCAGTTGACTAACTCTGAGATCATCTGGTCTGAAGGGTTGCTCAAGTTCGTGCCGTATGGGGACACCTCGGTTACTGGCAATAGCGTCACGTACACGCCTAACAACACGCCTCAGTACAGCTTGTCGGACGATGACTTCTTGCCTATCAACGGTGAGACAGTCGTTACTACCCGCAAAGCCCAGTCAGACACGTACAACCATTTCCGGGTAGAGTTCCTGAGCAAGGACAAAGAGTACAACATCGAAGTAGCTGAGGCGAAGGACCAAGCCAATATCGACCTGTTTGGCTTGCGTAGCGCTGACGTGCTGCAAGCCCACTGGGTTACAGACCCTGCTGTGGCCCGGCTCATTGCCCAGCACATGCTCCAACGGTCGCTGTACGTGCGCAATGAGTACAGGTTCATGCTGCCAATCAACTACTCACACCTAGAACCTATCGTGGATTTTCTGGTCATCAGTGACACCGCTCGTGGCCTAGTGAACGTGCCTGTACGGTTGACCCGTTACGAGGAGAGTGAAACCGGCGACATCACGTTCTGCGCTGAGGATGCTCCTCCTGGTATCAGTACAGCAGTGCGGTACCCGTCATCTACTGGGTCTGGCTTCGCGCATGACTACAACGTAGACCCTGGTAGCGTGTCCCCGCCATTGATCTTCGAACCACCTGTAGAGCTCGCTGCAGGGTCTACAGGGCTGGAAGCTTGGGTAGCGGTAACGGGTACGTCGCCTTCCTGGGGAGGGTGTATCGTTTGGGCAAGCCACGACGGCACGTCGTATAGGCAGGTAGGCCGCATTGACGGCGGTGCCCGTTACGGGTCGCTTACGGCTGCACTGGGGACTACAGGTAACGCGGCTGTCGCCTTGCAAGGCAATGGCGGGCAGTTGCTGTCTGGTAGCACCTTGGACGCTCAGCGCCTGTCGACCCTGTGCATGGTACGACAGAATGGGGGTGGTGGGGTGCCTGAGTACTTCGCGTACGAAACGGCTACCCTCACAGGGTCCAACGCTTACACCTTATCAGGCCTCGTTCGTAAGGCGTACGACAGTGTCGGTGTGACTACCCAGCCTATCGGTGCCAAGTTCGTTCGCATCGATCAAGCCATTTTCAAGGGTGAACAGCTAGACGCATCTATGATCGGCAAGCAATTGAAGTTCAAGTTCACCAGCTTCAACGTGTATGGCGGTGCCATGCAAGACCTAGCCGAAGTAGCCGAGTACACGTACACAGTCACTGGTGAGATGGTGCTGCTGCCACCACGTAACGTATCATCGTTCACGGTTGTAACCCAGCCTGACGGTACTCGTCAGTTCGACTGGAACTGGGGTGCGCAGATCAAGCCTGTAGACCTCAAAGGGTACGTAGTCCGTTACCGTCAAGGGACAGGGCCATTCACGTGGGACCAGATGTTCCCGTTCGCTACAGACGATGGGTTCCAGACCTCCAGCCCGGTTGAGTCTAACTTGTTGCTGGCTGGTGCTTACGTGTTCGCCATCAAGACTATCGATACGTACAACGTGTTGTCTACTAGCCCCTTGTTCATCTATGCAGAGTTACCAGACCCACGTCTCGGTTCAGCCCTCCAGTTCATTGACTACCAGTCGGTCTCTTGGCCCAATGGTGTCAAGACTGGTTGCATCGTAGACACGTACGAAGGTCAGTCTGTACTACGGGCAGTTGACTCATCTACCACTTGGGCTACCGCTCCTGGCACCTGGAGCGCGTTCACGCGGTGGGTGTGGAACCCGGTCACTTCGTTCTCGTACGAAACACCAGCCATAGACTTTGGCGTAGCCGTCCCGGTTCTGCCTGTGGCCACATACACAGCTGATGGGGATGTGGTGTTCGAGGTAGCTACTAGCTCTAATGGTTCTACGTGGTCGTCTTGGGTCGCTGTCTCTGGGCCTGTCATCACACGGTACATCAAGACTCGCACCACGGTGTCTATACCTTCTGGCTCGTCTACTGGCCCTGGTGTTACACCTGTGTGCATCTTGTACAAGCTGGTCGTGACGTACATCGGCAAGGTCACGTCTGAGACTGGTAACGACATCAACCCATCTGCTTTGACTGGCGTGCATCGTATTGGTACCGGGGATATCCGTTTGCCCATCAACAAGGTGTGGGCGTACATCAGCCGTATAACGATCACTGTGCAAAACGCTACAGGGTCCATAACGCACACCATCCTAGACAAAGATGGAACCAATGGACCACGTATCCGGTTCTACAATAGCAGCAACGTGCTAACCGATCCACCGCTGATCGACTTTACAGTAGAAGGAATTGCAGCATCATGAGTTTCCCATCTGATCCCGGCTGGACCACCTTGACCAAGAACGACCTCAACGCTGGTACTGATAGCCCAGCAGCAGGCCGGGTCGAGATCGAGGCCCTCGTTGACCGCATCAACGCTATGCAGACTATCATCACCCAGATGATCAACTTTGGTACCCCGATCGTGACATCAGGCAACCAGACCTTGACAGGTAGCCTGACCGTCACGGGGGACATCATCGGTAAGGGTGACGTGAAGGCTTACCAGCCATGACCATACCATCTTCTGGTGGCTTCTCGGTGGCCACTGTCAACACCGACATGTCACGCACCAGCAGCAACCCCCTGACGCTAGGTTCAGACGCGTTCAGGGTACTGTGCAGGAAGCTGACTGGTGCGCTGAGTATGGCCGACGCACGTGGTCGGTCTGCTTCTGGTCGTTACGTAAGCCCGTCCTTGACCAGACCGACGGCTGGCATAACAGCAGGTACAGGTTTCCAAGACGGTATGGCTATAACGCCTGACGGTACCACTATCGTCTTGGCTAATAGCTACGACACGAAATTCAGTGCTCCATCGTGGCGAGGAGCACTGTACATCTTCAAGTACAACAAGTCTACTGATACGTGGACTGGTCCTACTGTAGTCGGGGACACAGGTAACTTCAACTCGTTCGGTGTTCGTAAACAGGCTGTGTCCATTAACAGTGCCGGTACTCGTATATCCGTAGGCGTAGAAGACTACGGGGTGGCCGTGTACGACTGGAGTGGTTCTTCTTGGGTTCGTACGTTCATCTCTATACCATCCGGGTCTTACTACTTTGGCAACGCGGTGTCTTTATCTGACGATGGTAATACGATGGCCGTAGGGGCGTACCTGGAAGCAGGGAACCCCAGCACGTACTACGTCGGAGCAGTGTATATCTATATATGGACTGGTTCAGCGTGGACACTACAGCAGAAGCTGAAGAACACGGCTACGATCACGTACGCGTACACATTTGGCGACTCAGTCCAATTGTCTTCGGATGGCAACACGTTATTCGTACACGACAAGCAAGACCGTTGTGGCACCGCATCTATCAAAGGTGCGTCTTACGTGTTCACACGTACCTCAGGAGTATGGACTCAGCAGTCTTACATACCTACTTACCCGTCGAACACTCAATCAGGTAAGTTGTGGGGTTGTAGAAACGGTCTGGAGTACGCTTTAAACTGCTACGGTGATGGCATCGTCATATACCGTAAAGTTTCTAGCACATGGACTAAGGTCCAAACGCTGACTGCACCAGCTACAACCCCAACAGCCTCGTATTTCGGTGGTAACTCCATCAGCTTCTCCGATGATGGCAAGTTCATGCTAGTAGTAGACTACTACGAGTCAGGTAGCCGCGTACACAGTTACGCCAAAGACTTGGCTGGCAACTGGTTCTACCAAGGTACGTTCGCAACCCTAGCGCAGACATTCGGCAACGGAAGACTCAACTCTGATGGCACTGTTGGGGCGCTAGCCTCCGGTGGGTGGGGTACCTTTGCCGGGTATATCTTTGATAAGTGATCGAAAGGAACAATGCTATGTCTCTGACCAATAACAGGAGTTACCATATGGCCACTGAACCTATCTCTACCGCTGGAGCCATGAGCAAGGTTCTGTCTCTTCTCTCGTTTGTCGCCGTATCGGTGATTGCCTTCGTACTTGGTGTGCAAGTCATACCGCTCGACAAGGCTGACCCTCATCGTGACATGGTACGTCGCTTGCTGGGTTGTGCGGTGTCCAGCTTGGCTATTGGCCTGCCAGCATTGGCCTTCGTGCAGAACACCATGCCTTGGATGTTCAGCAGCATCGGTGAAGTGTTCGTCATGTTGGAACTGCCGTCAACGTTCGGCCAGAAGCTCATCACGTGGTCTATCCTGCTGGTGGCAGCTATCCCAGGGTGGTGGCTCGTTGGCAGCTACGTCCGTCAAGCGGCTGGGTGGCAAGGCAAGACGATGAAAGAGATCAAGGATGAGGTACTGTGACTCATCAGCTATCCCCTCACTTCACGCTTGAAGACTTCGAGCGTAGTAGCAAGGCAGAGACTCTTGGTATAGACAACCGGGTGCCCAACATGCTACTTCGAGAAGCACTGGAAACGGCAGAGATGATGGAACGCATTCGTGAGTTCCTGTGTGCCACTGCTGGCAAGGATGTACCCGTTATCATCACTAGTGGGTACAGGTGTCTGCCACTCAACCGGGCTGTTGGCAGCAGTGACACCAGCGACCACGTGAAGATGCTGGCTGCAGACTGGCGTGCGCCTGCCTTCGGTACCCCGTATCAGGTGTGCAAGGCGTTGTCCAAGGTGATAGACCAGCTTGGTATTGGCCAGCTTATCCATGAGTACCCTCGTGGCTTGCCGGAAGCTTGGGTGCATACGTCCAGCCGCAAACCGGATAAGCCCGTCAACCGGGTTATCACGATCACGCCGAAGGGCACCATCGTAGGGGTACAGCCATGACGCCCAGCTTGTTCAACACGTTACGGTTGCTGGCCATAGGCTACGTGATGTACCTCTGCTACACGTATGGCGTCAACGTAACAGAGAAGAAGTACCTCCGGTCAGTGCTGGAGGACACGACTCAAGTGGTACACGCGGCGGAAGACGCCAAAGACACCACTCAACAACGGCTGCAAGGCCAGGAGAAAGCTCAAGATGAGTACGTACACCAAACACGTGATGATCAAGTGCGTCTGGCTGTTGCTGGCAACACTGTTGTCCGCTTGCAGCAGCGTGTCAAAGCCTTGCAAGACGAGCTCAGCCACCGAAGCGGTGATACCGCCATTGCAGCCTGTCGCCAGACAAGCCAAACGCTCGGAGAGCTATTCAGCGCGTGTGCAGCGGAATACCGAAGCCTGGGACAAGCGGCTGGAGAAGACAGAGCAGCAGGTACGCTCTGCGAGCGCTCCTACGACACCCTGATCAAAACGGATACTCGACAGACAAGTGAACAGCAGTCGTCTGATTCACACGTTGAATCTTTGGGAACACCGCCATCCGAACAGGCCCAAGCCGAACACTCGGAACAACCATAGGCAGTACGCCTCCCGGCGTATCGTACCCACTCGCAGCCCCCAGCGTAAGGCCCCAATCGCCATACGTGTGGGGGCTGCGATACGACCAGCCCGTGTACACGCTGGCGCGGTCCCTGCTGTTACGGTAGGCCCCTGCTGTCAGGCCATTGGGTGCCACCACGTACACACCTGGGTTGACGCCCTGGTACGCCTGTTGCTGGCCTTGGGGGTCCACGTAGGTGGGGCTGGTGTGGTAGGTGGCAAGGTGCAAACCAAGCACTAGGGCGGTAACAGGCACGGCAAAACTCCTTCAGATTGGGCGCTGGCTGGCCAAACGTGGTACATGTTAGGGGTGGGTGTAGGGTTAACCCGGTTTTTGTGGCGTAGCAGGCTCAACCGATACCATTGGTATCGGCCCTACTAGTGATACATCATCCTGGTACCGGGTG